AAGAAAGAGCCCGGTTTTTGTAGAGAAAGTTCGTACGTTTAGCGTCCTCTGGGGGTTGGGGGCCGGTGCGCGCCGGCCGGGCCGTAGACCATGAATCGAAAGGATCTGAGGCTATTTGCGATGGCTGTGAAAAAGCGTTGGAACATCTCCGAGGAACAGATGCAGGCGGGGATCCAATGCATGTGCGATGTGATGAAAGACTGCGAAGCATCACCACGCGACAAGGTCACAGCGTTCCGTGCATTGATTGAGGCGGAGGCGCAAAACCAATCTGATGAGCACCTGGAAGCTAAGTCCGAAGGAAATCGACTTCTTGCACTCCTTGAGTCCGCAAGAGCGAGAGGCAGTGTTGCAGGAATTGCCGACGGAGCACCGGGAGATTGCTCGCCGGTCGCTATCGAGTCGGCCGCAGACTGAGAACGAAAAACAGAAGGGCCGTGCCGCTGATCGCCGAGCATCAGCACGCGACCTGATCATTCCCGATGTGGAGGATCCTGATCGTCGGAGGCAACTCGGCGAGGATGACGCGGCTTGGTTGCGGTACTACTTCGGCGATGTGTTCTACAACCCGTTCACCGATGACCAACTCGAAATCATTCACGACTGTGGCGAGGTGCTGAAATACGGATTGAAGAAATGCAAGGCAGCACCCCGCGGCGACGGCAAAAGTTCGATCGTCAAATACCTGATGCTCAAATACGCACTCTATCGCCAGGTGCGTTTCCCGCTCGTGATTGCTGCGACGGGAGGCAAGGCGAAAGGAATCACTGGCTCGCTCAAACGCAAGCTGGCCGCGAAGAAACAGACCCCGTTCTCACGAGACTTTCCGCTTGAATGCTACGTTGCCCAGTACGTTGACCCTTGGCCCAGCCGGGCGAAGAACGTCACAGCCAATGGCGGGCGAAGCGTCCACGTCGAATGGGGCACCGCGGAAGGTCACTTCATCTTGCCGACTTGGGAAGATGAGGAAGCCATCGGGCCAATCATCAAGGCAATTGGTTGGTCGTCGGACGAATTGCAAGGCTGCAACGTTTACGATATGCGGCCCGATTGTCTCATGCTGGACGACCTTGATTCTCGCGATTCTTTGGCGGCCGAGGATGGCGTGGTTGCTGGCAAGATTGAAGAAGCGATCGAGAAGACGATTGCCGGGCTCAAAGGCCAGTCGCGAAAGCTTGGGCAGTATTACCTCTGTACGATCACGAGCACCAAGGCCGCGGCGTACAAGTATTCCGATCCCAAGCAAAAACCAGCATGGGGCGGGTCAAGAAAAGCGGCGATCAAGACTTGGCCCACGAACATCGCCATGTGGGACAAGTACGTCCAGATGCGGCAAAAGGGGATGCAGGACGGAGACCCGAACGCAAGAGACGCCCACAACTTCTACCTCGCGAACCGCGAAGCGATGGACGAAGGTGCGGAGGTTTCCAACCCGTACAACTTCGAAGCTGACTTGCTCGAAGACGGAAGCCAGAAAGAGGTTTCCAACCTGCAGAACAGTTTCAACTTTATTGCGGACGGATCGCGGGAGGCGTTCGACACCGAATACCAGAACGATCCGCCGAAGAAAGAAGACTTCTTCGAGAACAAGGTTTCGCCCTACGTGGTGTCGAGCTGTGCCGGAGAGTATCAGCGAAAGATTGTGGACTCAACTTCCGACATGATCACTCGCGCTATCGACGTTCGCAAAATCGAATTGCACCATGCAACCCTCTCGGTTGAGAAACACCGCAACCATCGCATTCCGGACTATGACATCCAGACGCATGGGTCGTCCGAAACGACTGTTGAGCAGGCAGAGGATTTGATTCTTGGTGCGTTGCACAAGCTTGCGGACGACTGGGAGGAAAACCCAATTTGTGATGAGCACGGAACCCCGCGAACGACAGACCTTTGCCTTGTTGACAAAGGGTGGGTTGGGAACTGGACGGAAGACGGTACAGTAAAGACATGGGTGACTCAGCCAGTCGAACAATTCTGCATGGAACGTGGGCTTCGACGTTGGCTTCCGGCCAAAGGCCAGCCGAACTATCGGACACCCGAACCATCAGACAAGTGCATTGTTGGCGACAACTGGCACATGAACCGAGGGAATGGCGAGACCGATGACGGCAAGCGGAGTTGCACCGAAGTGATCTGGAACGCCAGTCACTGGCATCTATTGGTCGAAGAGCTTTTCCTTCTGCCCGAAGACAGCGTTGACCGGTTTGAATTATTCGAGCCGACTGACGGGATATTTTCGAATCACAAAGCGTTTGGCGAGCACATCAAAGTGGGAGCCGAACAATTGAAGCAGCAATTGACCCGTGGCACGCGAAGCCGCAAGCCGCGGTTTGTGCGTGATCACTGGTGGGACTCGGTCGCGATGGCCTTGGTCGCCAAGTCAATCGAACGTTGGTTCCGCGGGAATCTCGTTGCAAAGAAGCCACCACGCGGCGGGCGACCAGGTCGCCAATCGCATTCACAACCCCAAGAAATTGGAGCCCGTTAGATGCCGGAAACAAGCAGCCTCCCAACAGATTTTGACGATGCACCTGTCGTGCAGTCAACCAAGCCTGAACCAAAGGCCGCGGCGAAGCCAGCGGAAAAAGAGCCGACCGGACCAGCAAAAGACGTGGACGGAATCCCGTACTGCCGCGACCACCATGTTCGCATGAAGAGGTACAGCGGCGGCAAGAAAGGCTCGCCAACGGTCTACTACAAATGCCCGGTCAAGGGTTGCGAATGCAAAGAGCAGATCATTAACACCAAGCGTGATTCGGTGGTCCCGAAAGAACCGGTCCAGTGTCCGCACTGCTCGACACCTGACCGTCCGGTTGTCTGCTCGAAAAGCAAAGAGCACTCGTCACATGGAGCGGTGGTTTTGCAGTGCCCCGAGTGCGGTTGGAAGTCTGGAAAACTTGCGATTCCATCGCTCGCCGCTCAGCACTTCGAAGGCCGGCGAATGCGAGTGGAACCTATGGGGATCGGCGACCGATAATGCTGAACATTGGATTGGATTTCGACAAAACATACACATCTGCGCCGCAGTTGTGGGATCGCTTTGTTTCTGATGCCCACGAATCTGGTCATCACGTTTGGTGCGTGACATCCAGAGTCAAGAGCCCAAAGAACATCCGCGAGGTTGTCATCCCCGGTGTGGAGACGGTTTTCTGTGGGTTTGCATCCAAAGTCTGGTACATGGAAAACAAGCGTGGCGTCAAAATCGATATTTGGATCGACGACGATCCAGATATGTGCGTCTATGGGAAGGTCGATTCAAGGCCGGTTGTCAGGACGCAATCAAAGTTATGGCGGGCGAATGTTTCGCGTCACCGACGAAGGTAAAGCAGACCACGGAATATGGTTGCCGGATCAGGCAACCAGTCCATTGATATATGAATGCTGTGCTCTAACTTTCAAGCATGGCAGCGACAGACCAACAAATTCTGAACGAGGCAAAAGATTCGCTCTTGCGGATTTTGCAAACCGATACGTCTAGTTGGTCGGAATCGCAGCGTAATCAACAACAACTCGAGATCGACAAGCTCGAGCGGTTGATTGATCGCTATGAAACAAAGACGGCTGCAGCCGGCGGGCGTTCTGTCTTTCAGCCAATTCGGAGGATCAACCTCTGATGGCCAAGAAAAAGAAGAACCGCAAGAAGCAGAAGTCGGACGTTCAAAACCGCCAAGAGTTGCCAGCGGAAATGCAAGCGACTCTCGATGCTGCGATGGAAGCGTATCGGCTTGGTCGTCGGAATCGCCCCAATGAGGCTTTTCAGCCTCAACCTGTCAGCGGTGACGCGGCAATTCTAGGGTCGTCTGACCTTATGAATCGCCGGACGCGTGACCTGGTGCGGAACACCGCCCAGGGCAAGAAGATTGTCCGAGCGTTCACGAACTTGGTGGTCGGGAAGGGCATGCAAACCTTTGCATGGCCGTTCTTGCCGTCTGAGTTGTTCGAACTGACCACGGAGATCGAGACGATCCAGGGCGGAACGCTTGGGCCGCGGCTGCAGTACGCTCTCGAATCGGATGATTTGTTCGAAGAGTATTTCAGCGAGAAGAAGAGTTTCGACGCCGAACGTCGGCTTTCGGGTCCGGAAATGTACCGGATGCTGATGGGCGAGACTGTCACGGTCGGCAACGGTCTGATGGTGCGAGTCTTCCGCCGGAATTTCAATTCAGACCGCGACCTCGTGCCAGTTTGCTGGCAGATGTTCGAGCGTGAGCAACTGGATTGCTCGAAAGATCGCCAGCCATCTCGACAGACAAACAAGATTGTTTCGGGGATTGAGTTCGACGCTGACAACGTTGCCGTTGCCTATCACCTGCTGCTCGATCACCCGCACGACTATTTCGGCATTGGCACGTCAACCGACGGTCGAAGCGTTCGCGTCACTGCCGATCGCGTCATCGACTTGGCATTGTTCGATCGCCCATCGTCATCGACGGGGCGTTCTTGGATGGACGCATCCGGGCAATCGACGTTCGATCGCGATTCGTACATGGATTCCGAGATCCGAGCCGCCGCAGCCGGTGCGGTACTCGCGTTCTACGCCAAGCTCAAAGACGCAGAGAAGTACGGCGACTGGGGATTTGCTTCCGGTGACGACAGCACAGACGACTACGGCAATCGCGAATTTCACCTTGGTCACTCGCCAGTGGCTTCGATCATTGGCACCGACGAAGAACTGGGTGTCGTCACTGCAAACCGACCAAACCCCGACGCACACCAGTTCATGAAGCTGCTCGATCGCGACATCGCGAGCAGCGCTGGGCTCAGCTACTTCACGCTCACTGGCGATTACGAATCAGCGAACTTCACGTCCACGCGTGGGGCGAAGCTCGATGAAGATCTCGACATTGCACCGCTGCAGCAGTGGTTTGGATCGACGGTCGCGCTGCCAGTTCGACGAACGTTCAACCGTGCTGCAGTTGCAGGCGGATTGATTCGAAGCATCCGGCCATCTGAGTTCCGACGCAATCAACGAACTTATCAACGGTTCGACGTTGTTGGGTCCGGTCGTGACTTGCTCGACCCGTTCAAAGAGGGCGAGGCCAGGACTGCACGGCTGCGAACTGGGATGGCAACGTTCAAAGAGGAATGTGCTCGAAACGGAAAGCACTGGATTCGTGTCCTCATGCAGCAAGCAATCGAGAAGCACGTCTTCAAGATGTTTGACGCTGAGCCCGACTGGACGAAATCAGGATCGGGTCCGCAACAGCAACAGCAGAACGGAGCACCGACGGCGGAAGACGTCGCGAGCTACCTGTACCTCATGGGAGACGGCGAAAGATGAAAGAAATCACTTTGAAGGTTGGCGAGTCAACCGAAATCGGCGGCAAGACGATCACGGTCAAAGGCTGCGGAAAGCACAACGCCGGCGGTCTACACCCAGTTCCAACCGTGACGATCGAGGTTGACGAACAGTCGACACCGACCCCGAGCGATTCTGGCAAGTTCGATTCGCTTGGCTTGTCTACTCGGATCACCAAACTGCTAAACGATGCAGAAGGCGACCAGTTCGCTTCGGCTGACGCGTTGCGTGATTGGATCAACGGCGGCGGCGACCTCAGCGATGCGGTGGACGGTCTCGGCGACAAGTCCGAAGCCCAAGTGCTCGAAGCTCTGGGAGTAACCAGCGAATGATTCCTCTGACCAAAAAGCGAAAGCTGGGACAGCTCCAAGCCTGCATCAACGATGGCCAGCCTTGGTTTATCGTTCCTTCCGCGTTCGCTTCGATTTCGCAAGCGATCGAGAGCGGCGACATGGATTCGCTTGAAAACGCCATGTCGTTCGGTGGCGAAAGCGAGTCACAAACCAAGATCATCGACGGGGTTGCTGTCTTGTCGATGACGGGAGTTTTGCGAGACACCACGGACATCATGGTCCGCATGGGGTTCGCATCGTCCTACCAACAGTTCGAAACCGAGTTCGCTAAAGTCATCGGCAACCCAGAAGTCAAAGGCGTGATGATCTACGGCGATTCGCCTGGTGGATCCGCGATTGGCTGCAAGCGTGTTGCCGACATGATCTTTGCGGCCCGCGATCAAAAGCCGGTCTACTTCTACTCGCAAGGCATTTGCGGGTCGGCTTGCTACTACATCGCTTCGGCTTGCTCGCATCGCAGCGGCACAGCGGATTCGCTTTGGGGTTCGATCGGCACGATCTACAAGCACCAGGAAATCAGCGGCATGCTCAAAGAGTACGGCGTGACCGCGACCGTATTCACCAACACAGATTCGCCAGCCAAGGGAGTCGGCAACGATTCCGAGCCCCTGACTGACGAAGCGAAAAAACAAATTCAAGAGTTCGTCGACTCCTACGGCAGCGGCTTCATTCAAGACGTTGCCCGATACAGAGGCGTCGATTCTCAGGTCGTCATTTCCGACTTTGGAAAGGGTGACGCATTCCGTGCAGATGTGGCGGTGAAGAAAGGGATGGTCGATTCGATCGTCTCAGGTTTCAACGAAGCGATGTCAGCAATCAGTTCTCAGTTGGGTGGCGATCGCCCAGTTTCGGCTTTTGCCAACACTTCTCCGGCAACTTCGCCGGTCAACAATTCCGAGGTCAAGAAAATGGACAAAGTACGCGCCCAACTGTTTGCAATGGGCATGATCGCTTCGATGGAAGCAACCGACGAAACCTGCAACGCCGTCGTCAGTGCATTCTGCAGCGGCAAGGGGATCGATGTTCCCGACAACGAATCCGGCATGCTGGAAGCGTTGCAGGGCAAGTCGAATCCGCCTCCCGCGCCGGATCCCGCACCAGCGTCGAACGTTGCCGAAGCTCACAAGACCGAGCAAGGCGAAGCCCGGCTGCAAGACCTGCGAGCGTCCGCCGCGTTGCTCAACAGCGTCACCAGCGAGGCTTTCATCAGCGACGCGATGGTGATGGACGCTTTCGAAGCGGGACAGAACACCAACGCCGCAATCCAAGCGTGGAACGAAACCATTTCCAAGAAGGAATCGTCTGTGCCAACTTCGCGAGCCAACGTGACCGCTGAGGGTTCGGACCAGTTCGCCCAAGACGCGATTGACGCGATGGTTTATCGCAGCAGCGACAATCCGCAGATGCAAATCTCGGACGGAGCCGCGGCACTGTCCAATCGTCCTTTGTGGGCGATCGCTGGCCAAGCGTTGCAAATCGCTGGCCGGCAAGTCGACATGTACGGTTCACGCGAGCTGATCGCAGAAGAAGCGATGCAGATGGGCGGGACCGGACGTCAGACGTTTTTCAGCACCAGCGAAGACCGTCGCTATGTGCAAAACTCGGGCATCCCAAACGCTCGCCCCGGTGACTTCCCGAACATCTTGTCAGGGCTTGCCAACAAGTTCCTGGACTCGATCGAACTGGATGAAGACTACAGCTATGGCAAAGTTTCCGCTTTGCTTCCCGGCGGCCTGAACGACTTCAAACCCGGCTTGATGGTCAACAAGGGCGTTGTCGAAGAGTTGGACGAACTGCAGGACGCTGAACAGTTCAAGGAACTTGGGATGGAAGAAGAGGTTCTGTCCTACGTGTTCCTGCGTCGATTCGGCAACAAGTTCGGCTGGACTCCCGTGATGATCGCCAACGACGATCTGAACGCGTTCGCGGAAGGCATGATTGGCTTGGCGGAAGCTTGGCAGGTCACGCAGAACCGCTTGGTCATCGATCGATTCACTTCGAACGAAACCTTGCTGGATGGCTATTCGCTGTTCGCCAACCGTCCTGACACCGGAACGGGAACGAACCCAGCAGCCAACGACAACGACAAGACCAGCGGTGGCGCTCCGAGCGATTCGGAATGGGCTGCAATGGAAGTCAAATACGCTGACATCGGCGGCATCAACACTGGCAAACGTGTTCGCGGAACGCTCAACACATGCTTCGTGCCAACCGGTGCTCGTGCTCAGGAAGCTCGGCGGACGTTCTTCCCGCTGGCGGGTCTCGAGCCCAAGGCCGCGGCAACGACAGCAAACGTTGGCCTGTACCGCGGCGATGTCGGCGTGATCACCGAAAGCGAATTGCGATCGGCATCCGATACGACCTGGTATGGGTTGCGAAACCCAACCCGTCTCAACACGGCAACGGTTGTTCGAGCCTACTTCAACGGATTCGGAACCGCCGGCCGTCGCGAACGCTGGTATGACCCAGGCAACAAGACCACTTACATCTCGTTGGAAGGTCGCGTTGCAACCGCCGTCAAAAACTGGCGATACGCCGTGCGAAACGTGGCGTAACCCACCGACTCACCCGGCAAGGCGATCACTTCGTGAAAGCCTCTCTGCAGCCCGCTCCCGAGCAATCGGGGCGGGCTTGCGGCAGTGACAGACGAACTTTGACGCCTGCAATTCCGCAGTCCTCTACCACGAAAGATCCGAGACAATGGCACTTCAAACCCGAAAAATTCATTACGACTTCCGAGGCGAAATCGCTTTGGCCGCGGCTGGCAGTGGTGCCGGTGGACCGTTCGTCAAAGCTGACACGTCCGCGTCTGGTTCGCCCACGGTTGGCGGTCTGACCGGTGGCGGGATCCAGTTGAAACTGGCGTCGACCAGCGAAGTTGAAAACCTCTGTGTCTACATGGGCGACGTGTTGCCCTTCGACATCGACGACTTGATCAGCGTCGAAATCATCGCCAAGACGGTTGCCACGCTGGACTCCGCAACGTCGATCGCTTTCGGCGTTTGCTCGGCACGTAACGACGCGATTGATTCGCTGGCTGCTCACGCTTCGTTCCGTTGCATCGGCGACAACAACGTCGTTGTTGAAACCGACGACGGCACGAACGACAACGACGACGTTGCCACTGGCTTGACGCTTGGCACGAGTTGGAAGCGTTTCGCGATCAACTTCGCCGAACGCAACACCACGATGGAGCCACCTTCCGTTTCACTTGGTCGCAAAAGCAACATCGGCTTCTACGGCGCGAACAACAACGGATCGCTTCGACGCGTTGCCAGCGGAACTCGCTTCGACATGTCGAACTACACCAGCGGTCTGCAGCTCTACGCTCAGATTCAGAAGACGGCTGACACCAACGTCGATTCGCTCGACATCTTGGAAATGACTGTCGAAGTCAACCAAGCCGCCTGATCGGAGTGACCATGTCACGATTTGACACAACGTTCAACACCAGAGTGATGCCCGCGAATGAGCGGGCCTTTGGTGTTGCGGTGTGCCTGTCACGCGGGGCACTGGTCAGCGAAGAAATCACGGCACGACGCCAAGAGTATCAAACGGTTTCGATGGGGCAGGAAGTCGGAATTGACATGCGGATCAACGTCCGCGACTACCTCCTGCCGGTTGCTTCGGTCGTCTTGGATGGCGACGAGACGCAACCCCGTGCTGGTGACATCCTGCACATCGGAACGGAACGCTGGGAGGCGTTTTGCCCAAACAATGAAACACCAGCCGCCGAACCGTTTAACTCCGGTGCGGATTGGCTGACACACGTTCGACTGCTCGAAGACTGATGGCGAAACCGATCCTCGAAAAGATTGCCGACGAGGTGCTTGCACGATTGCAAAGCATCACGATCGCCAATGGATACGAGTTCGACGCGTCGGCTGTCGTGATGGTCAACCGTGATACGAACGCATGGGACGCCAAGCCGCGGCGGATCATCATCAATCAAACAACCGAAACCGAGAATCCAGACCACAACTACCCAGGCAATCCGCCGGCGGTCGCTTACGACGTGCAGTTTGAGATCACCGGTTACGCAAGCCAATTGGACGTGAAGGGTGAAGTGGGTGTGCTCAACACCAACGTCACTGACACGCAGATGATCGCCGCGATTCGGAAAGCACTCGCGAACAACGATGCGTCGGGATGGCACACTTTCGACGGCAACGCTTTCAACGCGTCGTTCGGAACGTCCACCACAGTGGATGCACCGGGCCATGACGGGGCACAAGTCGTGCTGACCGTGCAATACCGCACGTCCGAAATCGATCCATTTGTGAGGCGGTGACAGATGATCGATTTGGAAGTGATCGGAATCAAAGGGCTGGAACAGGCTCTCAAAGGAACAAGCAAGCAATTGCCTCGCGAGCTGATGATTGCTGTCAACGCGACGGCAAAGAAGGTTCGGACAGGGATGGGGCGGCAAGTCCGCGAAGAGCTGACGGTCAAAGCGAAAGACCTCAAACCGATTTTGAAGGTCCGCAAGAAAGCGAACCGGTCGCAAATCAGTGCATTGGTTCGGCTCGACAAAACCAAACGGCTTTCGCTCAAAGCGTTCGGCGTCCGCCAGACCCGCGCCGGTGTCAGTTTCAAGATCAGCAAACGCACTGGACGCAAGACGGTTCGTGGCGGGTTCATGGGTCCGAAACCTGGACGCCCAGCAGCACGACTTGGCGGGCATGCCTACATCCGCCGCGGTCCTGCTCGTTACCCGATCGTCCGGATGCACGGAGCATCGCCTGGTGGTGCTTACGAAAAACAGAACATGCGACCGCGAACGATCAACGACGGCGCAACCGAACTTGCCAAACAAGTCCAGCGACGAGTTCGCTTCAACACTCTCAAAAAACAAGGGCTGATTTGATGTCCACCAAAACACCTTCCGCAGAAGTCGCCACGGTCCAGTCCATCACTGCGGCCAACGGTTTCACCTACACGCCTTCGATCGTCACCGACAAGCCAACCAAGGCGGTCCGTGGCGTTCAGGTTGTCAGCAGCGGTGGCAAAGCATCCGTGACGATCAACGCGGAAGGCAAGTGCCTGGAATCGCTCAAAGCGTCCATCCGTTCGAAGCTCGGCGACAAAGTTCAGTTCACCGACGAAGTCAAAAGCCAACCCAAAGAAGGAAAGAGCGATGCCAATTCTTAAAAAACTGCGAGTCTTCGCCGCAAAGATCGAAACGACTCCTGGCACCGCAGTCGCGCTGACCAACACCGAAGGTGCATACAACGCTTACGATGTCGAGATCGATGCCGAGATCGACGTGCAGATGCGGGAATCGGGTGGCAGTTTCGGTAGGCAGACAGGCGTTCCCGGCCCTTATCCAGGTTCGCTCTCGTTCAAAACTGACTTGGCTTGGAGTGGCACAGGGTTGCCAGCGTGGGCATCGACACTGCTCCCCGCTTGCGGCTACGTCGAGTCGTCGCAAGTGTTCACGCCTCGCAGCGAAGCACCTGGGACCAACGTCAAGACTGTGACGCTGGGAGTTTACGACGGTCGCAAAAAGTTCCTCGCCGGTGCTGCCGGGAATTTCAAGATGAAGTTCCCGAACGCCAGCCTTTGCACGATTGAATGGGAGTTCCAAGGCGTCTGGCAAGAACCGATCGACGCGACGATTCTCACCCCAACCCATCCTGACGACACGGCAGCAAGGTTTGGCGAAGCAACGCTGACCTACAACTCAGTCGCTCAGTGCGTTTCAAACGTTGAGTTTGACGCGGGCAATGAGATCACGCGCTTGCAATGCCCTTCAACTGCGTCCGGCTACAAGTACGCGGTCATCAAGGACCGCATGCCGAAGCTGACGTTGGACCCCGAAGCGCAGTTGGTTGCCACCGAAGATCGTTTTGGCGATTGGATCGCGGCCAACGAGTATGCGTTCTCGCTCGTTGCCACGGGTGCGAGCGATTCAACGTTCACACTTGGTGCACCGAAGGCACAAATCACCAGCAGCAAAGAGGGTGATCGCGAAGACGTGTTAACCGACGACATGGAACTGTTCTGTGCCAAGAACGGAACGACCAAGGACGAAGAAGTTTCCCTGACATTCACCGACGCAACTTGATCACCCCGAGGAATTCATGAGTGACAAACCAAAGTCAATCGCACCAGGCGACATCTTTCCAGTCGGGTTCGGAGATGGCCGATCGGTTGACGTTGTCTCGCTATCGCTTGGCAGCCAACGTCGCTTGACAGCATTGATGCGAGAGATGCTCGAGGGCGAAGAATCGGGCGACCAGATCCGGGTGCTGGACAGCTACGACAAGTCGGACGCGATGGTGCGAATGGTATTGGCAGATCCAAGCGACGAATTCATGGAGACGATCGATGCCCAGATGGCATACGAGATTTCAACCGCTTGCCTTGCAAAACAGAGGCTGGACGACAGCGAACGAAAAAAGTCCGAATAGCCGCGCTGGTCAGGTGTGGCGAACTTTGCCGCACATGCGGTTCGGCGTGCGGCGAGGAATTCAAGAAGGGTGTTTCGGTCATCGAATGTGCGGTTTGCGGTGGGAGCGGAATCGCAGGGAAAGACGAAAACGAGAAGCCGATTGCATGCAAACACTGCCGGAACGGTGCGGTCAAGCTGACTGAGTGCCCAAGGAAAATCATCGGCAACGAGATGACGGAAGCAATCAACTTGGCGGGCATGTGTGGAAGCGGTGACTGGCCAGTCGAAGGCGGGTTGCTGCGGCAATCAGCTTGGTTCGTCAGTTTGAAGCAAGCACTAGAAAGCGAAGTCAACACAATCCAAAACGACGGACAAGAAAACTGACATGGCCAAAGACATCAACATCAAGATCGGGGCGACTGACACAGCGTCGGCGATCTTTGGAAAGGTGGCTGGCAGTGTCAAACGGCTTGGCGTCGGATTGGACAAAGTTGGTTCGTCCATGCAAAGCATGGGTTCCATCGCAACGGGTGCGGGTCAGCGACTCGCAACTGCCGGCGGACTGGTGACGGGTGCCTTTGCAGTTGCCACCAAGACGTTTGCCGGGTTCGATGATGCGATGGCCGCGGTCAGTGCCAAGAGCGGCGCGACCGGCGAAAGCCTGATGAGACTTCGGGAAATGGCAAAAGAGCTTGGGAGCACCACCAAGTTCTCAGCAAGTGAAGCCGCGTCAGGGATGGAGTTCCTGGCACAAGCAGGTTTCAAGACCGAGCAAATCTTGTCGGCGATTGGTCCCGCGTTGTCGCTCGCTGCTGCCGGCGGTGTTGAGCTGAACGAAGCCGCGGACATCGCATCGAACGTTGCGGCCGGATTTGGTTTGTCGGCCGATGAGTTTGGTCGAGTTGCTGACGTGATGGCTCGCGCGGCAACGTCGGCGAACACTGACATTCTGATGATGGGCGAGACGTTCAACCAATCGGCGGCGATCGCGAAGACCGCTGGCCAATCCATCGAAGAAACCGCCGCGGCTCTGGGGATCCTCGCGAACAGCGGTATCCAAGCGTCTTCGGCTGGTACTGACTTGAAGAACGTGCTTTCGCGTTTATCTGTCGGCAAGGTCCAAAAGAAGATGAAGGATCTTGGCGTCACGATCAAAGACAGCAACGGCGAGTTCCGGCCAATGCTCGACATCATGCGAGACTTTGGCAAGCAAACGGAAAGCATGACCGGGCCAGAGAAGCTCGCACTGTCGATGCAGTTGTTCGGAAAGTACAGCGGCAAGTCCGCACTGATCCTTTCGGATGCTGCGGACGAAGTCGACAACATGCGGGCGAAGATGGTCGACGCGAATGTCACCGCCAAGACGATGGCAGAGACAATGCAAACGGGGCTCGGCGGCTTGGGCACTCGCCTGATGTCCTCCCTGGAAGGCGTGCAAATTGCGATCGGTGAATCTATCGAAGCACCTCTGAGGGTTGCCGGTGAAGCTATCGCAGGATTCCTTGGTGACACAACAGAATGGATCCACGAGAACCGCGACTTCGTCGCTGCGGCTGCTGCGTCCGCCGTTGCAATCACTGGGATTGGGATTGCATTGGTCGGCATCGGCGCGGCGACTGTTCTGGCGGGTGCTTCGATCAGTGCGTTGGGTACGGTTGCCGGTGTGGCCGGGGCGGCGATGACTGCCGCGTTGACTCCTGTTGGCTTGGTTGTTGCGCCGCTAGCAATCGCAGTCGCTGGTCTGGGCGTTGCGTTTGGCGTTGTGGCATACAAGACAGGGCTGATGAAATCGGCAGTTCAGCACGCAACCAGTGTCCTCCGCAAATTGCTCGACGTTGCGAAGATCACAGGCAGCGGAATCGCGGACGCTCTTTCTTCCGGCGACTGGGAGCTTGCAACGCGGATCGGCATGGCCGGGGTCAAGGTCGCGTTCTGGGAAGGGTTGCGAGAAGTGCATAACGCGTTCTTGCAAATGCTTCCAAAAATCTGGATCACGATCAGGGACTTTTTACTTGGATGGGCAAAGGCGACGGCAAAGACAGCGATGTTTGTCACGCAGGCAATCCAGTCCCCCAGCACTGCATTCGTCAAGCCTCTGACCGCGGGAATGCTTGGGTCTGGACAACCCGACAACTCCAGCGGCCGAAGCTTTGCAGACAATCAAATTGTCCAAAGCCGAATTGAACTTGCCAACCTGCTTGCGGAGGCAAAGCGAGGGAATGCGGAGTCGACTGAAAAGACCACGCCAATCAACCGCGGCTCGCAGTCGATGGTCGACCTCGTTGCATCGACGCAACGTCAGTGGCAACAGAGCAAGGTCCAAACCGAGAAGCAATCGGAAGCAAACGGCTATCTCGTGGAAATGCTGCGGAAGATGGATGACGATGACACCTTGCGTGTGGAGATAGTGAACTGATGGCAGTCCTAGAATCAAACCGCATGTGGTCGCGAGACGCATTTGACGCGAAGTCGGAACGTGGTCTTCGTTCGAAGGTTCGGATTCAAGAGGCGTACCAAGTTCTCTGCGATCCAGACACAAGCAAAGTTGACGTGTCACTTGCGCCGGACGTTCCGCAGCGGAACACAAACTACCCGGACATGCCAACCGTCTTTTGCGTGGACAGGCAGTTTCAACGAGTCAGCCCGATTCTTTGGATTGCATCGTTGACATACGAAGGTGAATTCGGACCAGCGGGACCGCAAGCCCGTGCCGAGTTACAGCCGCCCGAAATCGAGTGGACTGACACCGAAGAAGATCAGGGCATCGAAGAAGACGTGAACGGAAACGCGATCGTCACCGCCAACGGCGAACCGATCGACGGTGCGACGATGAAGCGAGCGGACAACATACTGAAAGTGAAAAGGCCGTTTCGGTTCTTTAATCCGCACCTGACGAGCGAGTATCGACACAGCGTCAACTCCGACACTTTCCAAAGCTACCCGGCGGGAACTGGCCGGATGGTGAAATACAACGCGAAGCAACGATGGGACGCAGGGCACGAAGGCTGGTGGGACATCACCGCCGAAATCCAGTTTCGCGTCCCGTACAACACGACCCCGAAGAAAGCCTGGTATGCACGAGTCAGGCATGAAGGCTTTTACGAAAAGGTGATCTACCAAGTCATCGTTCCCGGCGAGGGTGAAGAAGACCCAACCGAAGAAACGCGTTCCTACATCATGCACGCGGTGGACGACAACAAAGAGAAGGTCACCAGCCGAGTGTTGCTAGCAGAGAACGGCACCCGTTTGCCAGATGGTTCTGACCCGCACTATCTGGAATTCGAAATCTACAAATCCCTCCCCTACAACACACTGGGCCTTATCTGATGGCAGACCTATCACAAACAGCCGCGAACGTTGGCATCGCGGGATCGGGTGCGTCTACTCGGGTTGTGCAAGTTGGCGAAGCGGTGACGCAGGGCCAGCCAGCCTATCTGAATTCGACAGACGTGAAGTATTACCAAGCAGATGCAGACGCGTCGGCGGCGGCTGCGAATGTCGCGGGAATCTTCCTGACGCCAGCCGCGGCGGATGGGTACGCAGTGCTCGCTACGCTTGGGCCGGTCAACGTGGGTGCAACCCTAACGGTCGGTGAATCCTACTATGCCAGCGACACGAAAGGCGGCATCAAGCCAAGTGCCGATCTTGCGAGCGATGATTGGGTGACGCTGTTGGGCATTGCGACGACGACAAGCAAGCTTGAACTATCAATCCAAGTCAGCGGGGTTCAAGTTCCCTGATGAGTGACATCGGCGGGTTCGATCCACCAACAGCAAAGATGATCCTGGCCACGGTCCGGTATCTCAAAGCAAACGGTTTTGTAATCGCGAGCGGTCAAAAACGACCACAAGCAAACGCAAACTCGGCGGCTGATCCTCCGTTGTTCTTCCGTAATGACAGCGGCGAAGAGATCCCGCCCTATGCGTGCATGCAGGTCACAGGCACGGTGGAGTTTGGCGGGCAGAACTATTTCACGGTCGACAAGCCCGCCGACGAAGACGCCACCAGCGGAGCGTACCTGTTTAACCTCCACCGAAGCGTTGCCGCCGATGAGTACGGCAACGGCGATGCGGGCGTGGAGACTCGATCGGTAACCGATGGCAGCGTCAGTGCAGGCGATCGCGTGTCGCCAACGACTGGGAGCTGGGAAACCAAGAAGGATTCCGCCGGGCTGTTTATCGCTGGTGGTGCGGACGACATCGGCGACGACGTGTTCCGGATTTTCCTTTATCCGGGCAACGGTGGTGGCGGATCGATCATCGAATTTGAGATCACTGAGGCGGGGTCAACGAGCACATCGACCAGCAGCGTCAGTGCGTCCAGCGATGAGTCCGACTTGTGCGACGATCGAGCTGACGACGCCCCAACGTTTGCAACCGCTCGAGTGATTCGCCGTCCATGCGGTTCGTCGTCAGTGCCAGGCGAAGAGGGTGGTTTTGTAACGGTCTACGACTCGGCCGCGGGCGGGTTCCTGAAAGAGCGGCAAGCGGCGGAACTGGAAGGCAAGACCGGGTTTGCAGCGTATCTTTCGAATCCAGCTTACGAAGAGCCAGAGGGCAGTTCTTCGGTGAGTTCTTCTGCGAGTGACATTCCACGCTGCCAATGGGTCATCATCTGGATTGATTGGTTTCGCTGGACGACTGGCGTGGAAGACATCATTTTCGGCGACAATCAAATCACGGTCGAGAGACACAATTTCAAAGTTTGGGACGAGTGCAAGCTGGAAGACGAAGTCATTGAAGGCACCGACTGCGAAGAGGACTCGAGCAGCAGCGGGAGTGCGTGATGTCGTTTCCGATCTACCTCAACGGCAAGATTCTTTTCCGTGACGGCAAGCCTGCGTTTTCGACAAACTGTTGTTGCAATGATTGCCCGGATTACGACCTGTATTTCATCAACTGGGAAGTGTCGCAGCTCGCCCAAGAACCAGAAGACCCAACGGTCCCGGCGAGCATCGCTGACCCCGGCGGCACGAAGCCAGACGCGAAGCTGTTGTTTGCCGCGGCATCATGGGGGCAATCACCCTGCGTCAACTCGGGCAGTGCTCGCCTTCACTGCATCTATCTGACCTGTCCAGGCTGGGGCGGCATGGGCGGAGCGGAAAACGAATTGCAAGCGGTGCTCGTTGCTCTGAATGGTGCCGAAAGCGCTGTCACGTTTTCGCCTGCGTCACCTGGGTTCCAGTATCCCGATCCGACAACTGAGCAAATTTACTCGTCAGTCGAGCTGGACACGACTTGCGAAGAAGACGAGATGGCCGATGGCGGAATCACGATCCATCAAGCGTGGCAGGCCGTTGACGTTGCCGCTCTCGGGTGTTGTGACTGATGGCGTGCCCCGTCCACCGACGCAAACAATCTACCAAGCCGGTCCCAACCGTGGCGAAAACCCAATCCAAACCGCTCCCAATTTGGCAAGAGCGATCGAATATCTGCCAGGCTCAGACCGAATGCCGGTGCGGCAACACTTGCTTGCCAATCGAAGCCAAGTATCCGGGCAAGTCATCAATCCGCAACGGCGTTCGTGACATCGCGAACGCTTGTCCGCTGGGGCACTGGCCGCGAATCCTCGAGCGTTGCCCCGCATGCACCCGCGCCGCACTGGTCAAGGAAGGCGAGGTGTGCATCTACTGCGAAAACAAACGCCGGCTGCGTGGTGGCAAGACGCCTAAGCCGCCGAAGATCCGGCATGACCTTGCATCCATCCACGCCGGCAAACCGTTGCCGAGTGCGGCTCTCGATCCGGATTGGTTCGTTGCTGTTACGACCGCACCTCGCAAGCAATGCACACTGGCGGCATCGATCGACACGATGAGGACGGCGGGCTGGGAACCCGTTGTGTTTGCGGAGCCCGGTTCGACCAGGACAAACGCCCAAACCCTACCAAACCCTACCAAGCTCGGCGTGTGGCGGAACTGGCTTGCATCGGCGGAATACGCACTGGCTAACACGTCAGCGAAGCGAATCCTGACTGTGCAAGATGACTCGTTGTTCCACCCGGATTCCAAGTCGTTTATCGACTCGATCAAGTGGCCCGCGAAGCACGCCGCGTTCGTGTCTCTTTACACGCCAAAGCACTACTCGCAAGGCAGAGCGGTCGGAGTCAACCGAATCAAAACGCGATCGCTGTGGGGTGCGTGTGCCCTTGTGTGGGACCGGCAAGCGTTGGCCCGCGTCGTGCGTCACGAGATCGCCAAGACGTGGCTGGGGGCGACATCAAAAAGTGGAGCGAACTTGAGGCAAAAGCGATCAGCCAACCCGTCATTGATTGCCAACAGCGACACGGCAATTGGCAAGATCATCAACGCTCTGGGTCTGTCCATGTGGTTCGTCGATCCGTCGCCGGTCTACCACGCTGCAATCCACTCAACCATCAATCATGGTGGCAACAACGGCCGACGCAACTGCGGTCGCTGTGCCGATCACACGATGCCACTCAGCGAGCAAGTGAGGCCCAAGAAATGAACAGCTACACAATCAAGGTCGCACCAGTCGACCCGGAAGCCGGCGGCGGTTGGTCGGCTGAATTGCTCAGCGAAGACGGGAGGTCACTGACAACGCACGTCAGGCCAACAGTCGCCGCGGCTGTCTGCGCTGTCACGGTTGAACTATCCGACTTGGCCGAACCTTACGAAGACTGACCCAAGCAAACGAAAACGCAACGCATGAAAATCATCACATCCTTCGCAACCAATCGCATCGAACGCCAGCAGTATTGCGTATCGACATGGCATAAGTACGGCTACCAAATCGAAGCGGTCCAGTTGCCGCATCACCTGGATCAACTGCGTGACCAATTCGCTGGTGTCACGTTCATTGAGGACGACCGAAGCGGCAAGGACTTTGGGTTCATCGACACGATCCGGATCAAGGCATTGATTGACCGCGATGATGGCGACGGCGTCTTGATTATCAACTCGGACATCGCCATGAAGTGCGATCCATCCAAGTTCCGCCGCGAATGGGTGGACGTTCCCGGCGACGTGTTCCGAGTCGGCATCCGCTGGGATCAGGACAAGAAGCTGAACAAGTCGCTCAACAAGTACGGTATCGACGTGTTCCGCTTTTCATCGGCTCAATGCGGGCAAGTCGAAGACGTGGGCTACTCGCTCGGCACTGACGTGTGGGATTACTGGATCATCTGGGCGATGCTCGTCGAGGGCTATCTGATCGAAGCCAGCCACGACCCTGGCATTCTGCATGCGAAGCACGAGCGGTTTCGGCCCGAGGTCGGACGAGACGTTGGGTACGAATTGTTCCGCAGTTTGTACGGAGTCAACAAGCGTCAGCTTGTCTCGCTGATCGGTGTGCTGACAGGTCGCCGGTGATCACTGAAACTGCAACAGTCGGACGTTTCCCGACTCGTCTGCTTCCGCGATCGCCGCGTAAATCACGTCGCTGCCTTCGTCGTCGACACACTGAAATTCCATCCGGATTGCGATCGTCCCCGATTCTTCCGTGATGCACGCAGTCGAAAGGTGTTCGAAAGTTTCCGGGCGAGGCAACCAGCCTTTGACCTGACGGATCAACTCGGCATTGGCTGGCGTGGCTTGGAATTGTTCAGTCGCCAACGCATCGGCCGCCTGTTGTTCAACGCTCCGCTCCCAGTGGTCGATTGGTTTGGACCGCACGATTTGCCGCGGTTCCTCGCGATTCGCCATCTCCGAGCACACGCATAGGATCGGCCAGCAGACCCCGGTGACCAACACCGCGCCGAAAAGCCACATCACGATTTCGCCGTTTCGCCTGTTCATTCCTCGCCCCTGTTGGTGACCATTTGCCGAACCCCCGGAAACATACTAGCTAAACCAAGGCGGCAAAGGGGGCTTGGCGGGGCGCTGGATTGCGTCGGATTATCCAACGTCGCGGTAGGTTTGTGCCGGTTTTTCCTGTGCTGGCGGGTTTCATGGTAGCGTCAAGAAATCGTTGGTGGTGTCAGAAACTTGCTGGACCCTCGTGAATCGAGGATCCAGGTAGCCTTGGGTGGTCCGGCGGTATTGATGGTCGAGAACTTCTTGCGGGTCCAGTCCAGCCGCGTATGCGACGGAACCGGTGGTCCTCCGTATTTTGTGGAATTTATCTTTTCTGCCGGAAGGCAATCCAGCCGATTCGAGTAGCTTTCCGTACAGTGTCCACAGGTAGCTGTCGCAGTACGGCCACGGAAACGGTTTGGCAGATGAGACGAACCGAATTGCGGTCAGGTGCCCGAGCGTGGTGTTGCTCAGCCGATATGCTTTGTCTTTCCGGCGTCCTTTTCTTGCTTCGGCAGGCACGTTCAACCAGTCCGAGCTCAGCCAGTTCCACTCCATTTGCCGCACTGCGTTGATTCTCTCGCCGGTATCCAAGCAAACCATGAGAATGGTCCGCCACCAAAGCGAGCGTGGCACAGAATCGAAATAACCTTCACACCGATCGGTCGCGTCAAGCAGCGAATTAAATTCGCTTGCCAACCAAGCTTGCGGGGTTCGCTTGGGCTCGATCAGTTCGGGGACGGTTGGCCATTTTTGGAGCCGCCCGGTTTTGCT